TATGTTTGATCATGGTCGCATGAATAACTTGTCCCCCGTCGAGAAGCAACTCGTTGGTCCAGGTCTCGGGGTGAGCGCCGATACCCCGGCAGTTGGTGGATATCAACAGATGTTCAGGGTTAACCCTGTGAATGTTGGTGAGTATAAACTTACGACCCTCCCCGGGCGTTCTGGTCCAGCCGCCGATATCACTGGTGGTCGGTCCTCCACTGTTGGTGAACTTACACACAATAAACCAGAAACAACTGCTCACCTCCCTTCTCGACTACCCACCATGCCTGGTCGTGCTCAGGGCATGTCGGGTGTTGTTCCTCGCAATGAACACGAAAAGACTAAGAGGACAACCAACCGATCGGAAACGGGTCTCCGTACAGATGGACTTGGGTTCAATGGTGCGAAGCGTTTCATTTCTGCGCAGACGGTGTCGCAAGATCCTACGCGTTTCAAGAGTGATCGTAACGACGTGCAGTACAATTACTACAACCAGCCCGCTCCAGGTATCCACAGTCACCATGGTGCGTACACCATTAGTGCCGCTGCTCGGGTGACCGCGAAGACAAATGAGGAACTCATGAAGTATGGTTTCCGCCCAGAAGATCGCCGTGGTAAGCCTAACCGTATGGGTAACGCGGGTCGTATGAACGTTCGTGAGAGTGCTCTCAAGCAGGGTGGTCGTCTTACTACCGTTCGATCTGATACTACACGCGTTGATGGTCGCATTAACGCCGCGAATGGTGGTTGGACACAGCAATACAACCAAAAACCATTCCACCAATTCAATGCGTACAAGGGTCACGAGAACCCCAACACACAATCTCTCGATATCGCGAAGCGTCAGCTCCATAACAACCCCCTGGCGCATTCATTGTCTCATTAAACATTTAGTTCATAGATAAAAACATTCATTAAAATAGTATACACCTATTTTAATGAAGGTGCATAACCTCACTATTGATAGTAGTCAGCGCGATAGTACCCTGTACCCACACGCGAATAATTACGTCATCACATTAGAAAATCCTGTATACCAAGTGGAGGAAATACGACTTATATCTGCCCATATCCCAACGGATTTTACACCTCGACCTAAATCATTGGTTTTAAGATTATCTTCTGGTTCTGATGAATTTGATCAATCTATATACATTGGATCACCAAAAGATAGCTTACAAAAGGGGACACCGCATTACACTGGTCATATCCTTATCACAGATGCAGATGTATTATCATTCAGGGGGTCAGATGACCCGGTCATATATCGATTTCATTCGGGGCCACAGAAGATTATCAATGATCTCAGAATTGAATTTTTATATATAGATGCTACTACTGGTGTTCTCATGTCCTATCCATTCACAGATCAACAACATGTTATGAAATTTGAGATAAACTGTTCGACAGATAAACTTGAGGGACTTCCCAAAATTCCAACCGAAGAAGTTGTAGAAAAACCTATAAGCATTCCCAAAGTTAACGAGAATCTTTATAGATGGAAGATTGAATACACTTACATTGCTGTGATTATATTCATTGGTCTTATATTACTTTTACTTATGAAGCGAAAACCTAAAAGATATCAACCACCGATTAGCGAGTGATAGCAAACACGGGTTGAGCGGGTTTCTTCACATTACCGTTAACACGAGAGATGATCATGAAGACTATGACTGAGATCAAGGTAGTCAATAAAGCAGTCAGTGCGTACTGAGACCCACTGTTCTTGGGAACTTTCACGATTTGGGTGATCATCCACCGGGAGAAATCCATCCATGACATCGCCGCGGCGAAAGAGAAACCACCAACAATGGAGTTGAGAGTTTGAGATTGAAGCTCCTGGGTAACCAGATCGACGGTCTTACGGGCAGTGTTAACCACGGACATTTTATATATTACACTGGGAAAATTATTCAGGTAATAGATCCTGGTGTTCTACGATCTTTTTAAATTTTTTTGTTTTAATTGTTTTTGTTTTGGAAAAGATTTGTTCATCGTCTGATGAATCTTCACTAGAGCTCGTATCCGAATCATAATACTTGAATCCTTTATAAGAGAATGACCAACCATCAGGCTCCCATGTACTCATTACTATTAACAGCATTTTTTAACAACTTTTCTGTCGGGTTTTGAGGCACCCAATTGTCCCATCTATCATAGGCCTCATTCACCTGGATAAAATCGGGGTCAGGACCCGAGTACCTCACAAAGGGTGGACAGTCTTCTGGGTCCACTTCCTCCACTTCCTCATCACTTTCCTCTTCATCGTATACGTCTGGTACGATAGACCCAATTGTCTGACCAACTGTGTTCATCGCACAGTACTTCATCGCATATTCCATGTCTTCTGAAAGAATTATATCTCTTCCACAAGCCTTGCAATACTCAGCTGCGAGTAAGGCACTCTTTTCTATAACGGGCTGGATGATATTAAACATATCGGAAATGTACCGCTCCATCATTTCGTCACCACCGTCACCGAAACCAGATTGCATGTTCATCTTTAATATTATTATGAGTAAAATTGTGCTAAATAAAACGAGATACTACATTAGAATGAATCTTCAGCTGAAGAAATTCAAACCCGAATCAATTGCGGATGATAAGGTAATTGTATTTATCGGTAAGCGTAATACGGGTAAATCAACCCTTGTGAAGGACATCATGTATCACAAGAAACATCTCCCAGCAGGGATTGTTCTTTCAGGAACTGAAGAGGGCAATCATTTCTATTCTGAGTTTATTCCCGACCTGTTCATTTATGGTGACTACGATCGAGATGCGATAGAACGAGTGATGGCGAGACAGCGGAAGTTGGTAGGGAATGGAAATGCAAACTGTGGGGCGTTCATGCTTCTGGATGATTGTATGTACGATTCAAAGTTTCTAAAAGATACGTGTATTCGCCAATGTTTCATGAATGGTCGTCACTGGAAAATCTTCTTCATGCTCACGATGCAGTACGTGATGGACCTCCCACCAGCACTTCGAGCGAATGTTGATTACGTTTTCATCCTCAGGGAAAACATTATTCAGAACAGAGAAAAACTGTACAAGTCCTTTTTTGGTATCTTCCCATCCTTTGATATGTTTTGTAAGGTTATGGACGCATGTACAGAAAACTATGAATGTCTCGTGTTAGATAATACAGTGAAATCTAACAAGATACAAGATTGTGTGTTTTGGTACAAGGCGACCGTGCGAAAGAACTTTAGAGTCGGTGGTCCCGACCTCTGGAAACTCCATAAGAAGATGTACAATCCTAAACACTTCCAGCAGAAAGAAGAGGATGCAAAGAAAGCGACGAAAAAGACGAATCTCAAAATCACAAAGACGCGTTGAGTGTTGAATTGAAAAACATACATCTATATTAGATGGCTTCAGAACACGTGAATACCATGAATTTAGCGGACGATGGTGATGGAATGGTCCCCATTCAAGACAATCCATCCACGTCTTTTACACATGAAAAAAATATACACCAAAGTAAAGAGACGACGATGGATTCTACTCCCATTAATGATATTATGATGGAGCCCCCCATGATGACCGACGAACCCAGGATGCAGGGGGTCATGTCACAAATGACTGCTCCTCAGCCCCAAGCGGCGTACCCCGCTCCCCAACAGGGTGCCTCCCAACCTGAGAAGAAGAACCCTCTCAACCTGACCGACGAACAGCTCACCGCACTCGTCGTCGCAGCCTGTACCGCCGCTGCTATCAGTAAACCTATTCAAGATCGCCTCGCGACCTCTGTTCCCAAGTTCCTTAACGAACAAGGGAGCAGAAGTATGGTTGGTCTTGCTTCGACTGGTGTCGTCGCGGCTATTATCTTTTACTTCGTCAAGGATTACATCGTTAAGCCTTGATTTTCCCAACCCATATTACTGTAAATTGAATTATCGATACCAATACCGTATGTTATGAACGCTCCAGTGGCGAATGCCCCCATGAGCAAGAAACTCGACTTAAGTTTCTTGCTTTTGTCCGAACTAGGTTCCTTGATACCACCCTTTGTATCACTAACGAACATATTGAAGATGTAAGTAACGATGAACGCAATAACTGTCGTAGAGAGGAAAAATACCCGATCCACAGCGAGTCTTGGGATACTACCAACTATCAATCGTAAAAGATTTGGTAAAAGAAGAGTCAACCACACGAGATTGAAGTTGTAATTATTTGAAAATTGAGGTACCATGGTCGCACCGTATATAACAATCCAATAAAACACAGTCAACATTAGTACACTCACAGGTGTTTTCATTTATCTAAGTCTAGATTATTTATCCTGGACATGCTCACCACAAAATGTAGTCCGAATTGGTATTTTTTCGTATATACCTAACTGTACACAAATATCACGAAGTTCTATGTAATTGTTCCAAAAGTCTTCGGAGTGGTCATACTCAGGTACTGTACAGTGTGCTAATTCATGTATGAGAACATGGAAAATTTGGTTGACCGTACCATCGAGACACACAGCAATCTCACCACCTTTATTTGTATTATACCCGACTGCGTTGTTCATATACACGAAACCGGTAATTGGAACACATCGCTTTAACACATGAAACTTTTCGTTGTCTGTCTCACGTAAATGTTCTCTGAGGATACGATATTTTTCTTTGACTTCCACCAACCTTTGTGGTTCTTTGGTGGTATAAAATATAAAGATGTTTATGAGTATCAGGAGTAATAGTATCATCTGTTATAGGCAAAGATAAATTTACTATACAACTCTGAAATTGGATTTCCTGTAAGATTTTCCCACTTTTCCATTTTAAAACCATATTCTTCTAGTTGTGTTATTAGGTGATCCTTGTATGCGACGGGTTCAGGTTTAGGTCCGTTTGCGTAATAGGGTGTATCTGATAGATGTACCCACAATTTTTCACCAAACCCCCCATTTCCATGGTCCTTCATTTTGAAAAAGTTACCCATATTATCAACTAAAGGTGTATTGAAAATAATCTTCTCGGAATCTGGGATGATACCGATGAGTCGTCCACCCGATTTCATGCGTTTCTTGATTTCCCGGAGAGAACTCATAAAAAGACCCTTTGTTGCAAAAATATAATGCAAAGAAAAGTTGAAACAAATGATATCATACGTTCTCATTGGACACTTATGAATATCTCCCTCGTAAAAATTTACTCGCATGTTCATAGTCTTCGCACGTGAACGAGCCTCTTCCAGTGCTGATGGTTCGGGGTCACACATGTTTATATTGACCCCACACTTGTTCCATTTTTGAAGATCACCACCGAAGCCACAACCAACATCGAGGATGTGTTGCCCCTCTCGCGCAACAGACTTGATAAGTAGTCTCTTGGCTTCATTGTGATTTTTGCGAATCTCTTCCATATTGAATCATGATTTCGTCTTTTTAATGTACTTACTTAGGTTTAAAGATTCATCACGTAAAACCTATAATGGAATATATCATCGGAGATTGTTTGGAAAAACTATCTCTCGTGAAAGATGGTTCAATTGCGATGATTTATCTTGATCCACCGTTTGATAGTGGTCGTGACTATAAAATGTCTCACGAAAACTCTACCGGCTTCTCGGATACATGGAAAGGTAATGACTATAAAGACTTTATTGAAAAAGTGATAGATCAATGTATCCCAAAACTGAAGAAGGATGGATCTCTTTTTTTTCATATCTCAGCTGAAAAAATGTTCACACCGGAACAAATTCTGAGAGAAAAGTTTAAATATGTTCAACCAATTTTCTGGAAAAAGTGTCGTTCTAAAAATAATGTGAAACATAAACTTGGAGCGACGATTGATATCATATTTAGATGTAACGTATTGAAAACCCCAAAGTTCAATCTCACGTATCAATCTAGGGATGAAATGTACGTGAAAAAATCATTTACTAATCGTGATGAGAGAGGTAATTACGCCCTAGGTCATGTCGTCACAGAAAATACGAAGAAGGGGTACATGTATACATTTCAGTTTGGTGATCGGGTGTACACCCCACCCTCCGGATGGAGAATTAAACAGGAAGAACTTGAGCGTCTCAGAGATGATAATC